TGGTCTATCCGATTTCATGCCCTTTACTGAAACTAAGATTATGAGAATAATTGATGACAAAGTTTTATATATTTTTGAACCAGATAATGAGATGATCAAGGGGTATATGTCAAGATTTGAAGATGAAAAAATAAACAAGATAGAAAATGTAATACCCTTTACACGAAGATAATATCCTGATATAATAGGACCTATGACAAAGTTCTATACATTTGCTTTCCAAATCGGTAACACAATTCACGTCCGTGGCTATGAGAACGGTATCCGTTTCTCAGACAAGGTGAAATACCGACCAACCATCTTTATCCCATCTAAGAGACAAGGCTTGATTGAAAAATCAGGCTGGAAAAGTATCTGGGGTAATGCGGTTGAGCCAATGAAATGTGGTGACATTCGTGAAGCCAAAGATTTCATCGAGAAATATAGCGATGTCACCAATTTTGATATCTATGGCTTACCGCGCTTTCAATATGCATATTTGAATGAAGAATATCCATTTGAGATTCAGTATGACAAGGATCTAATTGAGATTGCGACTCTCGATATCGAGGTCGGTTCTGATAATGGATTCCCCACACCAGAAGTTGCAAGTGAGCCAGTCACAGCCATCACACTAAAGCGTGGTAGCAAATTTATTGTGATTGGTTGTGGTGACTATCGCCCATCGCGACATGATGTCAAATATATGAAGTGTCGTGATGAACGTGACCTACTTGAGACATTCCTGATGGAATGGGAGCGCGGCCATCATCCAGAGATTGTGACTGGCTGGAATACTACATTCTTTGACATTCCCTATCTTGTCAATCGCATCTCAAAGGTGCTTGATGAGAAGGCTGCAAAGCGACTATCGCCGTGGGGTTTTATCTCACAGCGCACTACAAATATTATGGGTAAGACACAGACAGCGGTGGATATCGCTGGTGTTTCGTCATTGGATTACCTTGAGCTATACAAGAAGTTCACATACTCTCAGCAAGAGTCATATCGTCTTGACCACATCGCCAATGTCGAACTTGGTGAGAAGAAGCTAGATTACTCTGAATATGGCTCACTGCATAATCTATACAAAGAAAACTATCAGAAGTTCATCGACTATAATATCAAAGACGTTGAGCTTGTTGACCGACTCGATGAGAAGATGAAACTCATCGATATGGTGCTGGCCTTGGCGTATGATGCTAAGGTCAATTATACCGACGTATTCACGCAGGTAAAGATGTGGGATGTGCTTATCCACAATCACCTATGGCAGAAGAAAGTATGCGTACCAATCACAGGTGGTGGCAGCAAAGATGAGGCCTATGTCGGTGCTTATGTGAAAGAGCCTCTGGTCGGCGCGCATCAGTGGGTGCTATCATTCGACTTGAACTCGCTCTATCCTCATCTCATCATGCAATATAATATCTCACCTGAGACCATGGATCGTACCAATCGCGTGGATATCACGGTGGATAAGCTGCTCGATCCAAAGTATGAACCTCCTGTGCGTGATGGTTATAGCCTTGCGGCAAACGGTCGATATTTCAGCAATCAGTCTCAAGGCTTTCTACCTGAGATGATGGAGCGCATGTATGAGAGCCGATCAGAATACAAGCGCAAGATGATCGAGGCTCAGAAAGCTGTCGAGTCTGCTAAGACTCCACAAGAAAAGCGAGAATATGAGAAAGCTGTATCTCGGTATAAGAACATGCAGCTTGCAAAGAAGGTGCAGCTAAACTCAGCTTACGGTGCAATCGGCAATCCATATTTTCGGTTCTATGATCTCAATCAAGCTACAGCTATTACCGTCGGTGGTCAGCTCTCGATCCGTTGGGCTGAGGTCAAGATTAACGAATATATCAACAAGCTACTCGGCACAGAAGGTAATGATTATGTCATCGCAGCCGACACAGACAGCTTGTATATTACCCTGGATGCTCTAGTCGCTAAGGTATTCAAGGACAAAGATCCTACCAAGGACCAGATTGTCAATTATCTAGACAAGATCGCATCGCAAGCATTCGAGCCGATCATTGACAAGATATATGCAGGCCTGCGCGAGCACATGAATGCATTCGATCAAAAGATGTCGATGAAGCGAGAAGTCATCGCAGATCGCGGTATCTGGACTGGTAAGAAGCGATACATTCTGAATGTGCATGACTCCGAAGGCGTGCGCTATGAGAAGCCAAAGCTAAAGATGATGGGCATCGAGGCTGTCAAATCATCGACACCTGCTGCATGTCGCAAAGCTATTAAGGATGCACTTGATATCATCATGAATAAAGATGAGAAGGCGCTGCAAGAATTTATTGTCGCCTTTCGCGAACATTTCAACAAGTTGCCGTTCGAAGACATTTCGTTCCCCAGAGGTGTGCAAGGCCTTAGCAAATATCTGCGAGCCGAGAAGGGCATACCAATTCATGTTCGTGCAAGCTTGACATATAACAATAGATTGAAGCAGCTCAAGCTTGACAAGACATATGAGGTTATCAAGGATGGTGATAAGGTCAAGTTTTGCTATATGAAAATGCCAAATCCACTCAATGAAAATGTTTTGGCTATCGCATCTGTGCTACCATCTGAATTTGATATCGGCCGATACATAGACTATAGAACGCAATTCGACAAAGCGTTTCTTGATCCATTGCGTTCCATCCTCGACGTGATTGGTTGGCAAGATGAGGATAGACCTAACTTGGAAAAGTTTTTTATCTAATGACCTACTACCTATACTGTAGAAAATAAGAGAGACATGCTGACAGACAATCAATACATCACAGAATTTAACCCTGTACATTTACAAGAAAACCGCATATAAAGACACATAGGAGACATACATGAGTAGAGATTTCTTTCGTGACATGGTAAAACAAATTGGCGATGTTGATACTCACATCGCTGATGATGGCCTGCATTCATCAGAATTTGCAGGCACAATGGATACAGGTTCATACCTTTTGAATGCTGCGCTGTCAGGTAGCATCTATGGTGGTGTGCCTAATAATAAGATTACAGTATTTGCTGGTGAAAGTGCGACTGGCAAGACCTTCTTTGTGCTTGGACTTGTGCAACAGTTCCTGAAGGATAATCCAGAAGCTGGTGTCATCTATTATGATACCGAGGCCGCTGTTACCAAAGAGATGTTTGTTGCTCGCGGTATTGATCCAAAGCGAGTGGTTATCTCAGAGCAAGCCACCGTGCAAAGCTTTCGCACACATGCATCGCGTATTCTTGATAACTACCTGAAGGTGCCAGAGAAAGAGCGTCCAAAGATGCTCATGGTTCTCGATTCGCTTGGTCAGCTGTCGACCGAGAAAGAGATGGAAGATATTTCCGAAGGTAAGAATACGCGAGACATGACTCGCTCTCAGCTTATCCGTGGTGCATTCCGCGCATTGTCATTGAAGCTTGCGCGTGCTAATGTCTCGCTTCTCGTCACAAACCACATCTTCAATGTGATTGGTGCATATGTTCCGACAAAAGATATGGGTGGTGGTGAAGGTTTGAAGTATGCCGCATCACAGATCCTCTTTCTATCCAAGAAGAAAGATCGTGACGGTACAGAGGTTGTTGGTAATATTATTCACTGTCGTTTGGCCAAGAGTCGCTTCACCAAAGAAAACAAGTCAATCGATGTAAGGCTTTCTTATGATCAAGGCCTGAATCGTTATTACGGATTGCTTGACTTGGCTGAGAAACATGGTATAATTAAGAAGATTGCAAACCGATTTGAGATGCCTGATGGTGGTAAGTTTTACGGTAAGCAGATCGAAGAAGATCCAGATCGTTTCTTTACTAAGGAACTACTGGATGCTATTGATTCAGTCGCAAGCAAAGAGTTCAAATATGGTCAAGGTGAACAGAGTGAGGTAGAGCATGACGAGGAAAGTGCCGAGCAACCCGTTGGTTGATTATGGTGTTGCTGATGTACCAGACATGGATAAGCATCTGTGTCTGGTGATTAATAATGGAAAGTGGAAAGGTGCCGTATTCTATTTTGATGTGGTGAAGGTTGGTGAAGAAGGTATAGATGGTAATGTACCCGTCACCTTCACATACAAGGTGATAACTCCACCCGACGAAGACGTAGAAGTTACAGATGCTAATGTAAAACAATTTGAAGATACTTTAGCTTCTATTCTATATCATATAATTGAAACAACAGCAGAGATAAAAAATGCGGATCGAAACAACGGTGCTGAGGCATCTGATCCATGATGAAGATTTCGCCCGTAAGGCATTACCTTTCGTAAGCGACAAATACTTCAGCGATGCGACAGAGAGACTAATTTACTCTCGCATCGCACAGTTTATGGAGAGATATAATTCTCTACCTAGTCGCGAAGCACTCTCAATTGAGATTGAGGGTTCCAAGAATCTAGGTGAGAAAGAGTATCAAGCTGCGGTTGAGGCCATTCAAGGTCTCACCGCACCTGATCCTGTTGACAAAGCTTGGTTGCTAGATGCGACTGAGAAATTTTGTCAAGAGCGTGCTATCTACAATGCAATCATGGATAGCATCTCAATCCTTGATGGTAAGGACAAGGATCGCGGTAAGGGATCAATTCCAGAGATTCTGACCAATGCTCTTGGTGTGTCTTTTGATACGCACATCGGTCATGATCTGATCGATGACTTTGCAGATCGATATGACTTCTATCATCGTGTGGAAGAAAAGGTTCCGTTTGATCTTGAGCTTATGAATAAAATTACCCGTGGTGGTCTATCTCGCAAGTCTCTTAATATCATTCTGGCAGGCACTGGTGTCGGTAAGTCACTGGCCATGTGTCATATGGCCGCAGCCAATCTGATGCTCGGTAAGAATGTTCTCTATATCACGATGGAGATGGCCGAAGAAAAGATTGCAGAACGTATCGATGCAAACCTTCTCAATGTTCCGATACCTGACTTGCAAGCTTTACCACGCGACATCTATGAGAAAAAGATTGCAGGTATTCGCGCAAAGACTACTGGCAAGCTTATTATCAAGGAATATCCAACCGCATCAGCACACGCAGGGCATTTCCGTCACCTGCTAAATGAATTGAATCTAAAGCGGTCATTTGTGCCTGACATCATTTACATCGATTATCTAAATATCTGTATGTCATCGCGTATTAAGACAGGCTCTAACGTGAATAGTTACACTTATATCAAGGCCATTGCAGAAGAATTACGAGGCCTTGCAGTCGAAAGAAACGTACCTATCGTATCTGCAACACAGACGACACGTAGCGGCTATTCAAGCTCCGATGTCGATCTGACAGATACATCAGAATCATTTGGTTTGCCTGCTACAGCCGACTTCATGATTGCACTTATATCCACCGAAGAGTTACAAGACCTTAGCCAATTTATGGTCAAGCAGCTTAAGAATAGATACAGTGATCCAGCAACCAATCGCAGATTTGTGGTCGGGGTTGATCGCGAGAAGATGCGCCTCTATGATGTCGAGCAATCGGCCCAGACTGATATCATGGAGGACAGGCCTGTCATGGACAAGACCAATTTCGGTCAAAGACGTGATGAGGAAGATAAAATGGGTTGGGCGACTAAGAAAATGGGCAGAAAGGACTTCTCAGGTTTAAAGGTGTGATATGGGTAAAAGCAGGAAATTTGATCCGGATTACGAAGATGACTATGGCTTCTTGGATCGCAAAGATGACTGGCGTGATGAACGTAAGGAAAAGCGAGCCAAGAAAGAGGCTATAGATGAAGAACCTAGTAAACCTGTTTGGCAGCCACGACCTAGTAGAGACCGTCGCTGATATATACTGAAGGTAACCACATTTTGCTATTGACTTGCGTGTCTGGTCCTGATATGATTACTTCATGCAGGAGAAGTCTATGGCAGCTTCCGCAATATCTAAGCCTAAGGTCTACGTCTATGGGCGAGATCGGGAATATCGTAGGCTAGTTCGCGGAGCTGCTTTATGGATGTTGAATGATTTGGTTAGTCAGAGGCTTGGTCAGGGGCTCACAATACGCGTTAAGCTTATTCGTGACCTCTACAAGGGTGAAGATATTATGGGCGACTGTGAATGGATTGATGATAACCGTAGACCGAAAGAATTTGTGGTTAGGTTATATGCTGGTCCAAATCGCAAGCGCACACTAAAAACATTAGCCCATGAGCTTATTCACGTTAAGCAGTTTGCCAAACGTGAGCTATATGACCATATCATCAACCCTGATCTATCGACCTGGAAGGGTCAGAGAGTGAATAGCAAAGAGGTCGATTACTCCGCACATCCGTGGGAGCAAGAGGCTTATGCGATGGAAATTGGTCTACTCAATCGATGGGCGATTGATACAGACAATGAAAAATATATCTGGAGATCAAAAAGATGATGTGGTTACTGGTGACAATTAGTTTGGTATTTACAGCGGACGAAGGCCCAAAGGTTTCTTTGTTGCTTGCGTCCTCTTATGAGGAATGCACAGCATTTGCCAATGCAGGTAATGCTGGCGCATTTGATAGACCTGATCGGGCTCGCAATGGGTTTTTCTGTTATAGGCTGACGCAATGACACGGATATGCAAACCCATTCCTTTCTATGATAGCTTGAAGATTGACTCTATAGAGCGTCTATATGAGGCCAAATATATTGGACCTTGGTCTATTAAGACTAAGGATGGTAATTGGAGTTTGCATCCTGTAGAAGTATTCTATCAGCCAGA